AAGATTAAGAGCATATTTAGATGAAACAAGTAGACAATCTTTACTAGCTAGAAAATCAGCAGAAGGAACTTCAGCAATGGAAGAGTTAAGTAAATCACCGCTTTGTATATTTATTGGTTAAGAAATTATGATAGTATATTGTATAACAAATCTTATTAATAATAAAAAATATATAGGGAGTGATTCTAATAACGATCCAAATTATTTTGGAAGTGGAATCTATATAAAAAAAGCATTAAAAAAATATGGTAAAGAAAATTTTACAAAAACTATAATAAATACAGTTGTAGATTTAGATATAATGAAAGAATTAGAAGAATATTGGATTGAATATTTTAATGCTTACGAAAGTCCAATGTTTTATAATGCTACTAAATATGCTGCTGGAATTACTAAATTTCCTAAAGATAAAATAATTAATATACAAAAAGCAAACGCCGGAAATACTTATCATACGGGATATAAACAATCAAATCATCAAAAAAGTCAAACAAGTAAAGCAAACATAGGAAATAAATATAAATGCAAACCAGTTTTATGCTTTAATTTAAATGGGGAATTTATAAAAGAATACACTTCAGCTTATGAAGCAAATATTTTGTTAAATTTTAAAAAAAGAGATCCAGGTATATGTCTTAATGCTAATGGAAAACAAAAATCATCCCATGGTTTTGTTTGGAAATATAAAAACTTATAAATATGTGCGCATTATTTGCATCCAGTAGAGACGCTTCGTTTCTAAGATATATGAACAGAGAAGTAATGGGAAACGTTATTTCTCAACAGTGTGCTATTTACAAATACAAATTGGCTGAAACAAAGATCAATATGTATGGTGAATCATCTGGAGGTAAATTTTTTGAACAACCAGTATTGCTATATGCTTTAATAACAATCGGTGATAATGTAAGTCCTACAAGTGAATTAGGAGTTAATTTTGACTGGCCAATGTCATTTGCATTCTTAAGAGACGATTTAGTTGATGCAAACGTGCATCCCGAAGTAGGAGATATTATATTATACCAAGAAAGCTACTGGGAAGTAGATAATACAAGTACTACACAGTTTTGGGGTGGTAAAGATCCTGATTATCCATATAACCCAAATCCAACAAACCCAGGACTAGAAGAATTTGGATATAACGTTAATGTAACATGTGAATGTCATTATGTACCAGCTGATAGAGTTAACATTATTAGAACGAGATTATTATAATGGCTAAAAATAGTAGAACACCAGTTCCAAAAACACAAAGAGAAATCAGTGTGGAACAACATAAAGCATTTGATACTGAGGTAGGAAACCCTAACTATGCTAACGGCGTAAATAGAGGAGATCAACTTTCATTTGCAGGTGATTCTGTAAAACCATTTTCTATTGGTATTCAAGATATTGATGAGGCTGTTTTTTATTATTTCCAAAATGTAATTAAACCGTTTGTATTTCAAAATGGAGAAAGAATAGAAGTTCCTATTATTTATGGTTCACCCGAAAAATGGGCTTCATTTCAAAAGTTTGGGTATTTTAGAGATTCTCAAGGTAGAATTATGATGCCAATTATTATGTTTAAAAGAGATAGTGTTAATAAAGTAAGATCAGTAGCAAATAAATTAGATGCAAACAATCCAAACAATGTTTCAATAGCTAGAAAATCATATAGTAATAAAAATGCATACGATAATTTTAGTGCATTAAATAATGTTATACCACAAAAAGTAAATTATGCAGTCGTAATCCCAGATTATATTACTGTAACTTATAGCTGTGCTATTAATACTTATTACATGGATCAGCTCAATAAAATTGTAGAAGCAATTGAATACGCATCTGATTCATATTGGGGTGATCCTTCAAGATTTCAGTTTAAAGCGATGATTGATTCGTTTACTATTAAAAATGAATTAGCAGATAAAGAGGAAAGAACAGTAAGTAGTACATTTAGTATTAAAATGAATGGATATATAATTCCAGACGTACCACAAAAAGATTTAACAGCATTAAAGAAAATACCTGATGTAGTTAAAATTACAGTAACAGAACAAATAACAAATAATATAAATAATATAAAATAATGAGTATATCATACGTAGAGAATGGAGATTCAGGTTTAGTAGCAAGAACCTTAATAAATCAAGCAATTGATGGAGTAAATAGTGGGTCATTACCATACACAGGAAGTGCAAAAATCACAGGTAGTTTAAGTGTAACTGGTTCAACAACATCAACATTAGGATTTACAGGTTCATTACAAGGAACTGCTACAACCGCTTCATATGTCTTAAATGCAGTAAGTGCCTCATTTGTAACAACCGCTTCATATGTCTTAAATGCAGTAAGTGCCTCATTTGCTTCAACTGCTTCATATGTACTACAAGCTGTAAGTGCCTCATTTGCTTCAACTGCTTCATATGTTATAACTGCTCAAACATCAAGTTATGTAATAACTGCTCAAACAGCAAGTTATGTTTTACAAGCTATAAGTGCTTCATTAGCCTTAACATCTAATAAAGTAATAATAACCGATTTAACTGGCTCTCCATCAGGAAATAGAATGGTTTTTATAAAAGATATAGCTACAGGTACTACACATATTGATACAACTGGTCTTGAATATACTCCCTTGACTAAAACTTATAATGGAGAAGCAAATTATAATATAACATCCGGTTCAATTAATTTAACTGGTTCACTAAAATTAAGTGGAGGAGGTATTGCTCCTTCAAACAGTGGAATAATGTATACTGATGTTACATCGGGTGAAATTATTGTTTCTAATATGGTACAATTTACAGCAACTACAACTACAATAACAGGTGGTAATAGAGGAACAATGAATTTATCTAATTTAGGTACTGGTGGAGGCGCAAGTGGACTTATAATTCCAACAACCATCCCAAGTGCCCCAGATACAGGTAGTATGTATGTAGATTTTGGAGCTTCAAAACTTTATTTGTATAGTGGTACGGCATGGGTAAGTTCATCATTAGCTTAAAAAATAATAAACAATAAATAACAAAAAAAAAATGGAAACAAAAGTTCTAACACAAGAAGAGTTACAATCATTAAAAGCAATTCAAGAAAGACGAATTCAATTAACTGAGCAATTTGGTTTAATTGAAATAAGAATTCAAGAAATTGGATTACAAAAAGAATTTCTTAAAGAAGAATTAAAAAAACTTCAACAAGAAGAAATAGCAATAGGCGAATCGCTACAAAAAACATATGGCGACGGAACTATCAATCTCGAAAAGGGAGAATTCGTAAGTAACTAGTTTTTAACAGTTTCTGCCATATTTATAATAAAATAAAACATAAACAACAATGGCAGAAACTTTAATATCCCCTGGCGTTTTAGCAAGAGAGAATGATTCATCTTTTGTATCTAAAAGACCGGTTACAGTAGGAGCAGCAATCATCGGACCAACCGTTAAAGGTCCCGTTGAAGTTCCAACAATCGTAACTACGTACAACGAATTTGTTAACAAATTTGGTACAACTTTCGTAAGTGGAAGTACTAGCGATAGTAAAACTTACACTTATTTTACTTCGATTGCAGCTTATAATTACTTTCTTAATGGTGGTCAATCATTATTAGTAGCAAGAGTAGTAATTGGATCTTATTCCCCAGCTACAAGTTCAGCAGCAACTAACTTATTTACTTCATCTTCATTTACTTTACAAACCTTATCTCAAGGTACTGTAATGAATAGTACAAGTACTGAAACTAGTGGTGCATTAGCAAGTGGATCAGCTGATAACGTAAGATGGCAAATTGTTAACTCTAATACTGGATCAGGAACATTTGATTTATTAATTAGAAGAGGAAATGATAATACATTACAACCAGTTGTTTTAGAAACTTGGACAGGATTAAGTTTAGATCCAAATGCTTCAAACTATATTTCACGTGTAATTGGTGATTCAATTCAAAACTACAATTCAACAAGAAACCAAATCGAATATTCTGGTTCTTATGATAACAGATCAAATTATATAACTGTAAAATCAGTTAATTATACAACTCCAAATTATTATGATAATAATGGTATAGCAAAATCAGCATTCACAGGTTCAATTCCAGTAAATGCAAGTGGTGCATTTGGTGGTGCTACAGGTACTATCAGGGGTGGTGCTAAATTTTATGAAAATATTAGTTCAACTGATACTCAAGGATTAACAGGTAGTTGTTATGACAACATGATTAACTTATTAGCTAATACTGATGATTATAAATTTAATGTATTATTTACACCAGGTTTATATGATGCAGATTACGCAGGTCAAATCAGTACTATTATCACAAATACTCAAAACAGAGGAGATAACATTTTTGTATTAGATCCAGTAGCTTACAACAAAACAGTTTCTACAGTAGTAGCTCAAGCATCAGCTAGAAATACTTCATATGCAGCTGAATACTGGCCATGGTGTCAAGTTGTTGATCCAAGCACAGGAAATATTGTTTGGTGCCCAGCTTCAACAGTAATTGCAGGTGTTTATGCTTATAATGACTCAGTAGCTGAGCCTTGGTTCGCACCAGCAGGTATTAATCGTGGTGGTTTATCTCAAGTAGTTAGAGCAGAAATAAAATTATCTCAAACAAACAGAGATACATTATATACTGGAAAAGTAAATCCAATCGCTACATTCCCAGGTCAAGGTGTTGTAGTATACGGACAAAAAACATTACAAACAGCAGCATCAGCTCTTGATCGTGTAAATGTTAGACGTTTGTTAATATCATTAAAATCATATATTTCTCAAGTAGCAAATAACTTAGTATTTGAACAAAATACAATTGCAACAAGAAATAATTTCTTATCACAAGTAAACCCATATTTAACTAGTGTTCAACAAAGACAAGGTTTATATGCATTTAAAGTGATTATGGATGATTCTAATAATACACCTGATGTAATTGATAGAAATGAATTAATTGGTCAAATTTATTTACAACCAACTAAAACAGCTGAATTCATTTACTTAGACTTCAATGTAACACCAACTGGAGCAAGTTTCCCAGCATAAAGAAATAGATTTCTTCCCCTCCAAAAAAGGGGAAGATTTTTTAAAAACTACATATTTATAATAAAATAAAACAAAAATAAAATGGCAATATTAGATCCAAACGAAATATTTTTTACAGCATTTGAACCGAAAGTAAAAAATCGATTCATCATGTAT